ATTCGGTTAGCGATTCGTTTGTGGAGGTCGATGTATGATTCACACTGCCGAAGAGGTGTCATCGTGTTTTCTTTGATAGAACCCGGCGAGGTTTTTGTCGCCGAATCAATCGCATCGCCAAGCAAAACCACCAAGCACTGTGGGTTTTTCTCAACCCAATCAATATCTTTAATGACTCGGGCGGTATCGCAAGTGACGTGCCCGAGTTGCTCGTCGCCCTTGGCAAAAATGAGGGGTTTATCCCACGAATCGGGGATGATGACTTTGGCTCGGCGGCATTCTTCCAAATGCGTTGATATCCACTCGATTTTGACTTGCTCAACGACTTCATGGTCCGCAGGCTCCGCAGTCACAGTCAACTTATCTTCGATGCGGTGATATTCAGCCCACGCTGCCAGTCTCGCCGCGTCCGCCGCTTCATATCGAGCGACAGCCGCTTTGAGCCGAGTAATTTCGCCATGCAACAGCGGCGTAAGCGTCTTGTTGGCTCCTTCCGTGGAGTTTGGTTGTACAACTTTCTGTTTCGACCTTGCCATATTGCCTCCTAGAAAAATCTAGCCTTGCCTTGCCTTGCCATGCCTCGCCCAGCCCTGCCGCGCCATGCCCCGCCACGCCACGCCGAGAAATTATCTCCACTCAAATGAAAACTTACCGAATGCCTTGCGAAACGTGCCGAGCCCGAGACGCACGCCGCCGTCCACGAAGAGGTTCTCAATCAAGTCTTCGTTCAGGTCGGGGTGGGGAAGAATTGTCAGCTTGAACTTCAACTCCCACGGCGTGTCCAGCATCGGGCGAACCTTGGGATTTGGAATGCCCTTATCCAACCGGGCAACGTGGTAAACAAGGTGAATACCGCTTACCGGGTCCACGTCGTCTACAAAGCTACCGCCAAACACAACGGGTTTACCGTTTTTCGTAAACGGAATGGCGGATGGATTGATGATGGTGCTCGCCAGCAGCGCAGAGGCAACCGTCTTGTATTCTCGTTTGTCGAGGAGCATCTTCGGAGCGGACTCTGTGTTCTGTGCCGACAAGAACGAGGTGATGTTCATCGAAGGCATCGTGACGATTTTGCCTTGCAGGTACAGTTTTTGTTCAGGTGCGAGTTGCGTTTTGTTGTCTCCCGCGTATCGGTCGAAAAGAATCGAGGTGAGTCCAGTCAGAGTTATGTCTTTAGTGATTTGCTTTGAAATAGAAGCCATGTTTTTCTCCGCGAACGTTTGAACTTTTTGGTCGAGCCTAAGTTCGGTGTTCGCCTTCAGAAAAATCTAGCCTTGCCTTGCCTCGCCTAGCCCTGCCATGCCAAGCCTTGCCTTGCCGCGCCCTGCCCAGCAAAATCCATAGTACACGAGTACAATCGCCGTGTCAAGTTAAATCTTGCCTCCGAGGAATAGACCAGCGATTACGCCACCGATAGTGCCCCAAAAGGTGCGCTTGCGACCCTTCGCGGCTTCAGCATCAACCCGCACGTTGCACGCGGCATCATCCGCTTTCACCGCCTGAACCAGTTCGTCCTTGTCTGCCGCAATCACCTTATTCGCCGTCGCCAACTCGGTATTTGCGTCGGTCGTGAGAACCGTTTGCGCCGCCAATTGCCCCGTGAGATTCGTCACGTCCGACTGAGCCTGCGCATAGAGGTCCATATCAGCGACAACCGTGCGAGTCATCGGTAGCGTCATCGTAACAGCATCGCCGTTTACAGTCAATTCGCTGGCGTCGGCGTGTGTTTGCTCCAAAAGCCGTGCCGCCGCCGCTTGAGCGTTGAGTGTCGCGTCCGTGGTGACTTGTTTCGCGGTCGCCGCACGCTCTGCCGCCATCTGAGCAATCAGATTAGTGATAAGCGCCGTCTGGGTGGCATCGCGGGCAACGTCGTCCGAATGTTCCTTCGCCAACTCGGCGACAAGAGCCGCCTGAGTTGCCGTGTCTACGCCCTCTTTCGCAAGCTGAGCCGCTGCGACCCGAGCGTCGTGCTTCTCAATCAGACTCTGGAACAAGGCAACGCCGCCGATGATGCTGCCAGCAATCAAAGCGATGGCGAGCAGCGCTACAAGAATGTGCGCCTTAATCCACGTTATATCATTAGAGATTTTGGTGATTTCTGAAACGGGTTTCGTTGGTGTTGCAGTGTCGGTCATAGAACCTCACTCGGATATAGTACCAAAGTACGGGTCAGATGTCAAGCCTTTTCAAGCCTCGCTCGGAGGTATGCGACGACCGGCAGGAGATTCTCAGGATGAGACGCGGCGTTGAAGAATCGCTCAACGTAGCCTAGTCCTCTATTACATTTGAAGCAGAGAAGCCCCCGAATTGACCACGGCATCATCGCCTGTGTCACAGCGGACACAGCCGCCGCTTTTGTAGCCGCCACTCGTGTACATTTTACCTGCCCTGCCTCGTCGTACCCGTAGGCACTCCACTTTCCCGCCAGCGCGAAGCGGGCCCATCCGCCGGGCATCGTCCGGTACGCCCTTACGTGGAAATGAAAATGGTCTACGTTGGGAGGTCCGTAGGCGTCAAGGGGACCCCCGCAGATTTTGCACTGGCCTTCTTGGTCTTTGGCTCGCTGCTCTCGGTCGGCGAGGGTGATGCCGAATTTGCGTTGGATTCGGAGGTCGGTATTGTGCTGTCTTTCTTCAACTGTTGTTGCCTTTTTGCTTCGCGCCATTTTGCCCTCTCATCCCAGCGTTCCCGGTTCATTTCGTAGGTCCACTTCTCGTACCGCCGAATCAATTCCCCCTGCCACACAATCACCCCAAGCAAAATCAACTCAACACACATCAAGAATTGATCTGGCGTCATGGGCGTCATGCTGAGAGTGTACACCCCGCCGCCGCCAAAAGTCAAGCCCCAAATTAGTACGAAAGTACTATGGACAGCCGGGGGCATCCTTTGTAATTATGTCGTCAGGAGGAATTACCGATGAGCGGAAAAGAAATGGCAAACCACCGTGCAAGTGTGTGGTCACAAACGACACCATCACCAAGTAACATTCCGCAGTGTCTGGGACGGGGAGCCTGCAAAGGCTCCCTTTCTTATTTGCCGAGTTTCTTGAGACCGCCCTTGAGGAATTCCAGCGAGATATTACCCTTGGCTTTTGGAGCAGGCTTGGCGAAGATGCTTACTTCAGGGGTCTCAGGTGTCTGATCGACCACGGGAGTTCCGCCTCGATCTCCCCGTCCAGCGGCTCCTTCGGCGGGTTCCCCCCGAACGCCAGCAGTAAATAGTTCTCTCTGGTCAGCGGGATTCCGTACTCCTCTAGCAACTTCATCGTGCCATCGGGCTGCGTAGTCCCAGATTTGGTTTCGGGCTTCGTCGGCTGTGATTTTTCCGTCATTGTGTTGTCTCCAGATTGCATCTACCGCGTTGATATTTTCCTTGGTCTTGAAGTCGTCCGTGAAGACCTCGCGTATCTTCGCCCATACTGGTGATTGTAGCCTACTCGGTATGGGAATGTCAAGTTCTTTCGCTGCGAGTCGATACGCGGCGTCGTGCAGCGGATATGTGCCGCTGAGTCCATGGGGACCGTTGCTGATGGTTCCAAAGTTCGACCCAACGTCGGGGTGCTTGCCCGCCAGCGGGCGCAACTGCCCTGCCGCGACCGCGTGCGTATCAATCGTCAAGAATCGCGGGTCGTCCGGTGCGGCTTGGTTGTTGTAGAAGTTGCGAACCTTGTGCCCGTAGCCGAGTTGCTTGCTGATATTCTCGGGAGAGCCGTCTCGCAGAATCGAAATCGCTTTCTGAATGTGATTCTGAAAACTCCAGCCTACGCTGGCTTCAGACCCGTCCACGTTCTTGGCGAGCCCGAGCGGCTTGCCGTCAGGTCCCCACGTTTGATATGACCGAGGATTGTGACCTTCGTCGTACAGTCGCAACCACCACGCTTGTTTCTCTGGCATGCTCGTCAGCCCTGCGAGCGTTTTCCCTCGCAACGATTTGAAGAGCGGCGCAAACTTCCCCATCCCGGGGACACTGAGAATCTCGTCCGCTGCTTTCTGCATCTCAGGTGTGAACTTTGTGTTCTGTTGGTTCTTCCAAATATCCACCGTCCGCTCGGCAAGCGCCGTGTTCTGGTTCCAGTCCGTCATCGGAGACTCGACTGAGGTCACTGCCCACGCTTGGTTCGGAGTGATGTCGTGCGTCTTTGCGACCTCCAGCCCGCGCTCGTGAGCGCCGACTGGGTACCATTGCTCGTTGTACGCAATCTCCGCAGGCGTCAATTTGCGGTACATGAATTTGATGTTGTCCGCGACGTGCCGAATGTATGCATCGGCGGCAGTCTGCGCATCCGCGCTTTCGGGCATCACGAATCCGGGGACACCTTTAACACGATTCACCATCTTGTCGATGTACCCGGGTGCAGCCTTCGCGGCTTCCATGTCTGAAATGAGCGACTGGTTCGTGTGGTCTTCGACAGTCTCACCTTTCACGGTGCGCGACGGCACGCGGGTGCTAACCGTGGGCGATTCGATAGGCGTCGTCGCGCCCTTCTTGGCTTCCATGGCACCTGAAATTACGCCCCCAGTCTCGCCGCCCAAATCCTTGATACGTTGCTCCATCGGGTAGTCTGGGAACTGCCGGGTCTTGCCAGTTCCGCCGATTTCAATTTCCTTTTTGTTTTTGATATCGTAGATTGACTTCTGGTCTAGCTTGTGAGCTAAGTCTATCGCCGCTTGCTTATCTCGGGTCACACCACTGACTTCCAACGCCCCCTCATACCCGCCGATGTGCAATTCAGGATGCTTGTCAAACAGCGCCTTATTCTCGCCGTGAAATTCCTGCATATCTTGGGGGCTCGGATGAAATGTCCCGGCAGGCTCGCCAGCGGGCTTCGGCCACTCTGCCCCGGCCTCAGGCTTGCGCTGCTCGGGACCAATTTCCACGACATAGCCCTCTGTAGGCGTCTTGCCCGTTGTCGGATGAATCGTAAAACCACCCGCCTTCGCCATAGTATTGGCAGCTTGATCGTGCCACGGCTCGGGTGGTTTCTGGATTTCGGCAGTTTTTACTTCTGGGGTTTTTGATACTTCGGCAGCCACTTCTGGAGACTTTTGTCCAGCCGCTCCCGAAACTTCGCTTTCTCCTCGGGCGACATCTGCTTGACTGTGTACAGCAAATCCTCCCCCAACTGTTCCGTTGTCCGCGTTTTCGGTTCCTTTTCCATTTGCTATTCTCCTTTGTGCTTCAGCATGCATTTTTTGAGCGTCCCGAACAACACGCTGTAGTCCATCCATGTCGTGAACATCTTTGGCGCTTGCGCCCCCCGGTAGAGCCCAATCGGGGTGAATTAAGTCAACCTCAACATCTCTACCACCTTCTAGAAGGGGCGTCAGCCTATCCAATTGGGCATGCGTAGGAGGATGTTCGGCAGAAACCATCACCCCGAGCCATTTAGACTGCGGAACATCAATCACACGCATAGCACCTGTTTTCATTACAAAATCAAAACGTGGATTTGAGTTGTGAGCGGACTGCACGCCGGGGATTGATGCAATATCGCCGTGGTCAAGAGTGCGAGCCTCCTGACCTTCCGAGAAATCCAGCATCGTCCCATCAAGCCCGATATATCCTGCCTTGCGAATGTCCTCGGTCGTGCCGTAATGTTTTATTGCTTTGGCGAAGAGTCCTGAGGTGTCTCCGCCTTTTTGGGCGAAGAGTCTGCCTTGAACTGGCTCCGCAGCGACTTTCTTACCTCCTCCTGCTGCGCCGGGCTCAGTTGCTGGAACGACTCCACCATCTGCTGCATGAGTTCCTTCAGTGATGCCATGTTTTTGTCCCTCCCACACTGCTCGTACTTGGTTCAATAAATCGTCAACTCGTTCTTGAGTTTGCAGAACGGTTCTCGGGATACCGTCCTCCCGCTCTGCGGCCATCTTCTTCACTATAGCATTGATTGCCGGGTCTTGCCAGTCTTTTCTTAGCTCGGCAAGCGTTTTAATCATATGGTCACCGATTTCATCATCGGTCAACCCCATAGCTTTCCCCCAGCGAACGATGTTTTGAGCATCCCCCGCCCCAGCACCGCCCTCTGTGACCTTAATCGGAATCCCATAATTCACTTCTTGGGAAACCACCCCCCCCAAATATACCCGCACAGCTTTCGGCCAATTCTCTTTCAGGGCTTGAGCCGAAAACTTAAACCGCCCGGGTTCAATTTCCGTGACCCCGGGAAGTTCTCGGAAAACAGGACCAAAATCTGTTGACGCCGCCGCTCCTCCGCTCGTTGTCGGGTGATAGGCGCTGTTCACGACAACATTCTTCATAGGCCAACCCACACGTTCGCCTTCAACGATGTGTCCATCTTCGTGTCCAACTACACTTACCGGAGAGTTTCCTTCGGGGAGCAATTCTGCGGGAAACACGTCATCCCATGAAGGTCCATGCGTGACACCTAAAGCCTCGGCGTATCGCTGATTGTCTTCCTCTTCGGTCGCGCCCCCGAGTCGCATTTTGATGTGCCCGCCAATATACCCGCCGGTCTCACCGTAGGCGGGACTCAGATTCACAGTTTGACCCGGCATTTCGCCCCGACGAGCAAGCGCCTGATGAAACTGCGGCTCGGGCGTCGGCTGTCTCAGTGGCGTAGGCGTGGCTTCAAGCAGTTTTGATGCCGCACCGTACAGGTCTCCGGCGAATTGCTGGTGCAGGGCGGGGTCCTTGTGGAACGACTTCTCCAGCACATTCTCATTGAAGTCATCCGGGGAAGCGGTCGTCATGGACTTCCCGAGTTCTGTATTCTCATAGAGAGCGAGGTTGTAGATGTTGGCATGAGAGATGATGTCTCTGTTGTCCTGCAAGAACTTGAGCGTGTTTGCGTACGTTTCTGCCGTCTCCCCCGGATAGCCAATCAAGATGTTCGGAATCAAGGTAATGTTGTTCTGGCGCAACTTATCCACGGCTTTGTTAATGATGTTCTCCGTAGCGGGCTTGTGCATTGACTTCAGGATGGGGTCATTATAGCTCTCAATGCCTAGCTCCACGTATTTGATGCCGGATTTCGCCAACCAATCGGCAGGGATTTTCCCCATTTGCGCTGCGGTCGTCTGCACCACGAACCCTTGGAAATTCGGGTTCTTTTCTTTCATTCGGGTATTGAGTTCCGCCAAGTCCTGATAGTTTTTCGCTTGCCCGAATGTCTTATCGTTCAGGTACACCAGTTTTGAACCCAACTGAGCGATAGCGTCCGCCTGCTGTTCAATGTCTTCTTTCGGCGGCATGACCAGTTGCTTCTCAACTGTGCAGAACGCACATTTGTGCAGGCAGCCCTTTGACATCGTGAGACGGGGAATCACGTCTGACCCAGCATAGTGACGATAGTCGGCACCGCCCTTATATTCTACACCTGCATCCTTCGTGAGCGACTCCATGGAGTCGTGCCATTTCACATTCGGCAAATCCGAAAACGTCTCAGGAGCCACATACCCGCCAACATCTACATGCCCTGAGTAGTTTGATGCGAGGTCCCGAATTAGGTGCTTGTTGACATCCAGCGCAGAGAATGTGACCCTACCATATTTCGCATCGTTCAGAAATTTCTTCGCCTGCTCCATGTCACGGACGACATACACATCCGCGTCGGGAAAGTTCCGAGCAACAAACCCGTGCCACTGTGGAATCTCCCAAAAGTCTTGCATGCGTGCATAGCCCGGACGAAACCCAGAATAGAGTTTGTCATAATACTGCGAGGCTTCGTCTTTTGTTTCAGTCTTGAGCCCGCCATTAATTAAATCGGATGCGAACTGCACCATGAGCAAGCGATTCTCGTTGGTCGGCGATGCGCTGTTTGCCGGGTCCACAGAACGTCGCACCCATGGATTTGTCTGGTCGTTGCTAGCTTCATGATAGGTCGGATATGGCTGCGTTGATGCCCCGCCTTGAATTTGAGTCCGCTCTAGTTTCGGCATAGGAACCGCAGCAATAGGAGCCGTCTCGGGATTAACCGTTGGTTTCGGGGGAGTCGGCGGTGCAACCATTTTGCCGCCCACCTTCGCCATTGAATCCGAAAGAGCCGCCACAGGAACGTCAGGCTTATCAACTCGCCCGACTGCCGTCCCCTCGGGACTGGGAATCAACGGCACGGAAGTCGCATGCGTTTCGTTCGTAGTAAGCGGGTCTTTCTTGAGCCAATCCGGCAAGTTTTTGGTAGCTGGTGTTTCTGGCGGCTGGAGGTTCAATCGGAACCCGGGCGTTCCATTCGGGTGTGTGATGTTCTCAATCGGTAGCCCGCTGGCTTGCAGGTTTCTCCAAACTCCCGTTGCCGCCGGAGAGACGTGCGTCGGGTCACTGGAAATACTCAGCACGCCATCCGCCCGAGCTTTATCAAATGCAGATAGATACATCTTCGTCGCGATACCTTTTCTCTGCATCTCTGGCGTGACTTGTGCCCCATAAATCCGCGCGTTTCCCTCCACATCGGTTTTGTATCCGAGCGAGCCGATTTTCTTTCCGCCGACGTATGCACTCTGTAAATGCTCCCAGTCAGGACCTTCGGTTTTAATCGTCGGCTGTTGAACAGTACCGCCCTGTGCCTCGGCTTCATGTTGACGAATGATATTGAACGTCGTGTCCGCCATTCGCCCAACACGAGTTAATTGACCACTCGGAAAGGGACGAGTCGTATAGTCCCGGCGTTCAATGCCCTGCGGAGCCTCTACTTCTTTGCCGCCTACAGTTTTGAAAGTGACGTGAGGCGAAATTTCAGCGCCTTCAGGTGCGGCAACAGCTTCTTTACCTGCGGGTTTCTTTTCAGCAGCGGCGGTAGGTTTTGTTTCAGCCGCCGGAGCCGCTTCAGGTGGGGCTGGAGTTTTATTCGCTATGATATCTTGAACTTCACCAGCGTTGAAATGAGTGATCGCTTGGTTTGAATAGCCGAGGTCTTTGAGCGTTCGTACGTGCTCACGGCTCATCTCAAAACCAGTTTCTGGACCCTCAACCGGCTTCACAGGACCCAACCCACCTCCTGTCTCGGCGGGTTCAACTTCTCCAAGCCGACCCATGAGCGGTATCGGTTGAGCCATCATGGTGGGTTTTCCGCCCGGCTGAGAAAGCGCACCAAGCGAGAGGTCTTGTAATCCATTCGTGGTGAGGTCATCAATCGCTTTCTCTGGAGTAGTCGTGCCGAGTTTGCCTAACGAAACCGGCTGTTTAGCCATCCCCGGAGCGAGCGCTCGCTTCGGTTCCGCTTCCACGCTATCCTTGACATAGTCGTATGTCTTGCGATAGATGTACTCGTATGGGTTCTGCTTTTTGAATTCCGCTGGGTTATCTCGGTAGAGAGCCTCTTTGTCGGCGTTCTCTTTTTCCGTAGCAGCAGCGTGGTCATTGTATTCTTTCTCTGCTGCGGGCGACTTCTGAGACTTGTTGATGATGTGATGCCAAATTAAAGTTGAAGTATTTTCGTCGGGAATAGTTGCCGGAGGAGCAGTCTGAATAGAGGGAGTCCCGCCAGCACCCAGTTGGTCTTCTGGAGGAGCAGGCGGTGCACTGATTGTCGGCGTTGCGGTATCAGTTGCCACAGCGGTCTCCGATTACGGATTCATAATCTGAAGCCGTGGGTCAATCTCTCGGGCTTGGTCAATGTTCTCAGCCGGGATATCATGAATGCCACCATCTGACGCCCGGACACGATGATGTCCTTCAGGAATCGGCGGATAGTTCTCTAAACCGTCTATCCGAGGCGGCTGGATTGACGGCGTAGCCTTCGCACCCTTGCCCTGCCCCTTACCCTTCGCCCCAGCTTTGCCCTCGCCTGTGGGCTCCGCAGCCCCAGCAGCCCCAGTCAGGGCTTTGAGCACGTTCGGATGGGCTTCTGCCATCGCCAAAACCTGCGGGTCAATGGTTTTCATGCGATTGATAGCCTCGGTCACCTTGTCAAGAGGCTCGCCTTTGGTAATTGCCCCACCTTGTTTAGCATCATACAGCTGCTTCTTAAAGTCGTCCGGCACTGCCAATGGCTGGAGCCGCCGAGCCAGTTCACCCTCGTCCTTTGTTGAGTGAAATATATCAAAAAGGTTCGCTCGCTGCTCATCGTTAATGGTTGGTTCCCCCCGAAGAATAGACTCTGCGGGGTCTTGATAGGGTTCCATATTAGCTTACCTCCGAAGATGTTGGCGCGGCTGCTCCCATTGCTACTTCAAACTCGATGTTACCCTTCTCGTCCATATAGGCAGCAACGATACCACCCGGATCAACAATTTCACCCACCTCGTCGATTCCAAGCAGCGCCTTAATCACGGAATTGTGCATCGTCATCACAGTCGGAAGTGCAGCGTACGGTGTTGCGAGATACTGATAGATGACTTGCACTCGCAAATTTAACTGCGTGCCGCTCTCGCCGCCGGGAATCACGAGATCGGGATTCTCAATGTACTTTTTGAACTCCTCAACTCGCTCGGGCGTCTTTTCTTTGCCTGTGTAATCAGCGACCATCCTCGGGCGCAAGTTCGGGTCATATGTGACGAAAGGGCACGCCACGTTGCATGTATCCATGATGCACTGTGCGGTTTCTGCGGCACGAGGGATATCAGAGGAAACAACTCGTCCGATTTTCTCAAAGGACAACCATTGCGCGGCTTTCTCGGCGGACTCTCGACCTGTATTGGATAACTGGAAATCACCCCATCCATCCCAAACATTTGGCTGAGTGATTTCACCATGTCGTACGATATAACCAATCAGTGTTCGACTTGGGTCAAGATTTAACATTGCGTTTCCATTCCAGTTGCGGGTTCACGAACCTCTCACTCTGCTCGCTTGCCAGCCACTCGCACAAATTATCGCAGCGGGTAGACCAACTTGCCCAGCCGCATCTTTTACAAACAAATCGCTCCGTACGATTCGCCGGGTCTCGTTCACAGGTTTCGCCGCAGCGGGGACACGACATCTGGTCCATATAGTGTACCTCGCCAACCCTCAAAAGTCAAGCCTAGAATGCACGGGTCGCAGCAAACACCAAGACTCAAACACGCTCGGTTCATTCCACCACGTATACGATTACGAATTCATTCGGGTCAGCGTAGTTGCACAAGATAAATGTGTCGTCCCCAATCAATTCCATGTAGATTTCATCGGTGAAAACCCACACCGGCCATTCATTCCCGTAGCCGAACCAAAACCCGTGCCAATAGATTTCCTGTCGCCCGCCACGTACGCGCACGTCTCGGTTGCGGTCAACTCTACGATGGTCATCTCTGCCGAGTATCCGCCCATCACCCCGACCGCCATTACCGCGCCCGGGATTACCCGCACGCCCGCCATCACCGCGTCCCGGGTTCCCGTGAGAACCTCCGCGTCCGCCACGCTGAGCAACCATCAAATCTTCGCCGTTATTCGGGTCTTGAGTAATAGGAGTCACAACCGTCACAGGAATCGGAACCTGTCTCGCTTTGTAGAGCAGTGCTGGGATATCACCTAGCTCTTTTTCAACCTTTGAGATGGGCTCAACTATGGATGGCATTGTCGCCCCGTCCCAACCCGCAATCACCAGCCCGATAATCTTACGGGTCTTCTCGCTTACAACCGAGGAGCCGCTAGCTCCGTGAGAGTCCATCTGGGTCACAAGAAAGAACCCAGACAGGTCGTCGTGCTGCCCTGCCGCCGATATGACTGTTGAGGCAATCACACCTGAGGCGACTTGCTTGGCCGCGTCAAGACTAAAGTTTACATCAACAGTTCTATCACCGATGCGATCCTGGCTTTCATTCCCCATTGCAATCGTGGGATATTTCACCGTTGAGGGCATGAAATACACCGCGTAATCCAATGGTTCTTCCATCGCAGATTTAAGCAGTGCCACAGGAACTTTGTCCGTGCCAAGATCGGTAGAGACCTTGAACGTTAGATCGGGAGGCAAATCTGGGTTCGCCCCTGTACAGTGCCCCGCCCCGATAAGCAGGTAGCCATCTTGGACTTTCTCGTAGGCGGTCACAGTGCAGAGGAAGCGGTCTTGCGTGCTGCCGCTGGAGCCGTAGAGAGCGAACGTGCTGGCATAGACCTTATGGTCAAAGCCCTTGGGCTCTTTGATGTTTGCGCAAGCAAGAGCGGGGGTCAAAAGAATTACCATTGCAAGAGCGATGCTACGGATTGCCTTGGATACCTTCATAAAACCTCCGTTAAAACAAAAAGCCCGAAGCATATCGCAGCCTCGGGCTCTGTTTTGGGCTTGCGCCCGATTCTTTTTTGAAACGCCCTTACTTTTTACTCAAAGTCAATGGCGAACTCGTCCAAGGTAGCTGTGAGAGCGTACGCTGCCATGGTGGCCGTCAACACGAAGTTCAGGTCGGCTTCCCCGCCCGCTAGTACCGGGTTGTCGGTTGTCGTCGCCCAGTCCGTCACGGTGTTGAAAATCTGGCTTCGGAATTCACCGGAGAGAACCTTCGTTGCGGACAACTGCAAACGAGCGTCAATGGTAAAGGTCGTAGAGACCGCCCCAATGCTCACCGCGCCGCCGGTCACGAAGACTTCCTGCCAACCGGTCTTCGCTTGTGCAGCCGCTAGTGTGTCGGCGATGGGAAGAACGGATGCCGGAGCCACGTACAGGGTGAAGAGCACCGTGGAACTGGTGAGCCCAACGAGGGTTCCAGTCGCCCGGATACGCATGACCTGTCCCGTGCCGAGATACAACGGCGTGACGCCAACGGACAGAGGCACGACGCCCCCGCCAGCCAGAGTCAATGCGTTGTTGTTCAGTTGGAACGCAGTTTCGTTCGTTGTGATGACGGACTCCAGTAGAGGAGCGAGCGTCAACTGTTGCGTCCCTGAAACTTGCCTGCGAATCGTGTTAGCATTAGCCACGGTGGTTCTCCTGTTCTAAACTTTCTGGTACTGCCTCACGTACAAAATCGCTGTTTCCATGTCGGCGATTGAGTCGTTGAACAACCCAAGAGCCACATTGTGATTGCGGCAGAGAATGGCTCTATTTTTGCCGTTCTCGTGGTTGTGGTCTTGGCAGGGCGAATCGCCTTGCTTACCACGGGGTCCAAACGGGTGGTTCCCGATAGGACACCTGCCACCTTGCCTGACAATCTGCGCTTCGAACTCAACCAACGTCACGCCGTGTTCAAACTTGTAATACCGATTCTGCCGTGACCTTGGTTGTCTCGACGGCCAGTTCTTGGTTGCTTCCAAGTACCCGCCGTGCGTTTCGAAATACTTTTTCCGCTTTCGTGTTGCGCTGGCTTTCGCCGCTGCGCAGTTTGGGTCTTTGTATGGCATCGGGGTTACTCCCGAAACCATTATATCGCAACCCCCAACCGAAAGTCAAGCGAAACTTCAGGGTCTCTTAAACCGCTGAAACTTCGCATCTTAAAAGCAGAAGTCAATACTAAATTACACTGCCGACACCTCACACCTGACCCTTCTGAAACCCGGTGTACCATTGGTATTCGGGCGCGCAACCACGCCGAGGAACCAGTCGTAGGACACGATTGCTCGGGTCTGCAACATGGGGTTCGACAGGTCGATGTCGTTATCGCCGAAGGTCTTGACGTTCACCTTGAAGCTGGGGTTCCGAGGAACTCGGTTGCCCAGCAACTCGGAGGCCATCATTGCTTCACGGCCAACGACATACGTTGCGTATCCAGTCTTACCCGTTGAGGGGTAATTGGCGTACGTCGGCACCGTCTGCGTGCGGATAATGCGAACTCCGCTCCACTCCAGCACCGTGTAGCCGCGAGTCATGTCCGACTTCAGGACAGACGCCCCGGCTTCGGAACGCTTCAGCACGTCAACGGCGGACCCGGCAGAGTTGTCCGACATGAAATCGTAAACAACGTACGGGTGCATCGCGCTCGTGTAGAGCCCGCCATCACGACCCGGAACCGCGTTGCCCATCAACTGGGACTCGCACTTACGGACTGTGTTGGACAGCATGAACTCGTTGTCGAGCAAGTCAATGGCTGCGGACGACTGCGCCACGACGGCTGCTTCGAAACCGTTAATCGCAATCAGGTTGCTCGTGAGAGCGCCCCGATACGAAAGGTTGCGGCTGGCATCCATCGTGATGTCCGCAAGGAACATCTGTTGAGCGACGTTTGAAATGCCAATCCAGTCGCCGTATTCATCAGCGAACGCATCGCTGAAGACTTGGGTCAACTGGAGGCTGGGACCCGGGATACCTTCGGACAGGTCGTAGGTCGCAGCAGCGAACGGCTGTTGGCCGTAGAACTGGAGCGTCCGACCAGACCGGCGAGGCAGAGGCCGGAAGTCGCACAATTCCTCAAGAAATGGAGTATTGAACTGCCATTCCAAAATCGCAGTGCGGTCATACGCAATCTGCGGGAAGGCAGCAAGGGTGGTGCTTTGAACGCCCGGGGGCAGAATCATGGTATTGTACCTCTCTCAATTATGGCGAGGTTAGTCAGTTTTCCATGATTCCGAGGGAGTTCTTATATTCGCTTCGAAGCGTAATGTTCTTTGAAGGCGTCATCAGGGTTTCGCCCTTGAGCGATTGTGTATGCCTTCCATGCGTCCAAAATCTCCGCTGGAGTAGCCTTCGGGTCAATGACAAATTGAGGGGCAACAGCCCGTTCAGTCGCTCCCGCACCTGTCACAGCCGGAGCCCCGCCGGATGCAGCCGCTCCCCCTACACCAAACAGTGAAGATGACGTTGCCGGAAGTTTTGAAGTTGAAGCAGTGGCAGCCGCTATAACCGGTGCCGCACCGCCCACAGCGATTCTTGCAGTCTCGGCAGCCGCAAGCCGTGCGGTCTCGGCAGCCGCAGCAGCCGCCGCAACACGTGCAGCCTCTGCCGCCGCTGGGTCTTCCGCCACTGGCTGGAAAAGCATGTTCGTGCGTCTCAACTCACCGAACGCTTGAGCAAGTGCCGTAGCTTTGTCCGGCGCATCCACGAGACCGAGTTCAATAATCTTCATGCCCATCAACTCTCGGTTCCGATCATCACCGGGCCACGTTGCGCCCGCAGGACTGCGTAAAAATGTTTCTGTGGCTTGTGCCCATGATTGTTCATACGCGGTGCCTTGGCTCTGTTCAACCGAAGCACGCAACGCATCAAGCGGAATGCCCTGTTTATCAAGGTAATCTCGCAATGCACCCGATTGTTCAATGTAATCCGCAGCGGAGATTTCACCCGCTTTGAATCGCCGATCAAGGTCCGCCTTCGCAACTATCTCAGCCGCAGCCGCCGCATCAGCAGCAGCTTGCTGAGCCACGGGGTCAACAATCTGTTCCTCCACGTGTGCGTCAGCTTGGATGTTGAACGCAACCCGATACGCATTGAGAATCACTTGGTCGAGTTCTTCTTGAGTATCGGCAGTGAATTCATATTCACGCCCGCCGATATTCTCGATACGAGAGAACCCGTCACGAGTTGCCGCAGCCTCGGCTTCTTTCCGGGCGGTCTCAGCAGCGGCGAGCCTTGCAGTCTCGGCAGCCGCCTGCTCAGCGGCGAGCGTCTGGGTAGCATTCGCCTGCTTGAAAACTTCGTCACGCACGAGGGCTTTCAAAGCCTCGGGGTCTGTGGCGTCGGCGATAGCCTTCTGCAACTCTGGGGTCATCACAAGATTTGTAGGTACTGGGTCGCTCATGGTAGTGCTCCTATGGGTCGTTCTCAATTATGGCGCAATTAGTCAGTTTTCGTAATAAGTTGTCAACAACTCTTACTTCTCGGTCGAGTCGTACGAACCCGCAATCCGATTATCCGCCATCTGGTCAAACGTCTCTAAAACTCGCTGCCGAACGTAGTCCCCAGTTTCAACGACTTCAGCAGGTGTCTTCTCCAGCGTAGCTTCTGCCGCCGTTCTCGCCTTCTCCAGATTCTCTCTGTCCTCAGCGATGCCAACAGCGATAGCATCATTGATTGCAGAGATGAGCAAAGCGTGATGCTCTTTCGCCGCTTGAGCACGGCACTTCAACATCATAACTTGCTGAGGGTCCCACCCGGGAAAGTCCGTGCAAATTGCCGTTGCCCCATCAACTAAGTCTTGAGAGATACGAAGGATTTCAAGAAACCCCGGATGGGCTCGCAGAGCCAGTAGACGATTTGCCCTCTCAATGTTCCGAGAGGTAGTAGGAACGTACGGTGTATCGCTCATTTTGTGCTCCGTTTCTTTTGGGCAGCCCGCCGCGCAGCCGACCATGGAATTCCTTTGTGCGATTTTTGTAGATTTTCGCGGTGCGTGTCTGAAAACTTTTTACCCTTCCAAAACAGATGTTTTCCTTCTAGTTTTTGTGCTGCACTCTGGTGCAATTTCCATAAATCTCGATCTGCATAATGTAAATGGGCATTTTGCAGTGATTCTAAACTGTGTTTGCAGCCCAAGGCATTCTTAAGTCCCTTACAGTTTTGATTTCCACGACTCGCCCGCCCCATCTTTTTTCTTGCTTCTAAAGTATGAGGTCCTGTGAATCCTTCGCCCCCGTCACAGATGTTATACCCGACATCGGGGTGTTGCGTTTTCAAAACCCGAATAAAATGCTTTTCCAACTCGTCAAGTTCTTGCCGGGATTCAACCCCCGAAACCAAGGGATGAATACTCCAAGTCTCGCGGGGATGCAATCGCATCGCTGCGTAAAGATGCGACCGTTTCCCTGAGTACCTATTCGCATCGTGATACTTCTGTGAAAGGTACTTCCCTAAATCAGTCTTCTTGTGCTGTCCAACATAACACTTCAAAGTCTCACGGCAAACAATCACATAGATGAACATTTGACTCTCCTCACTTATGGCAGGAATAGTCAAAAAGTTCGGGGGTCATCCAGAAAATGCACTCTTATCCATGTTGGCGAAGGCTCCCTTCGCTGCACGATCAAGACCTTGTTCCTCCGGTGTTGCAGCCATTGCTTTATCCGCAGCCTGCTGTTGTTTCTGCAACGCCATATCGTTTGCTTGGTCCGTGGTCTTCCCATGCTCATTCAAAGCATGTTTACCAGTTTCAATGAGCATGCGATTCTCGGCTTGGTTGTTATCAATGTCCTTCTTGACGGCACCTTGAGCCTGCATCATCGCCACTTTACCCTGTGATAACGCAGCCTGCGTATCAGCCATCGCTCGCTTCTTGTCTTCTTCATCCATCGGCACCACAATGTGTTCCTTGTACGGTGCGCCAAACGCATCAAACATCGCAGTGAACATGCCGTTCACGTCCAACTTCAAAGCCTGCACAGCCAGCATGTCCTTGGTTCCGGGGGCAGAAAGGAACGTTTCCAAAATACCCATGGTCTTATTCACGGCTTCGCGGGCAATAAGTCGGGTGCCCGCCGAGATTTCAACTCGGTACGTGCCGTTGAGAATATCCAACGGAGTTTGCTTGAATGCCTCACCCAATTCCTGTGAAAGCATCGCTCGGATTTGTGACGGCTTCAATTTTTGGTTGTTCTCAATGCAGAACTCCAAGAACGGAACGAAGACTTGCTCCGAAACTACGTCCACGAGGTCTTGCAGCTTGATGTTCTCGCCGCCGGTGATTGCTTCAACGCCGCCGGGTGTCCGCATGTCACCCGATTTGCCCGGATTTGACCCGAGCATACCCGGTCCTGCACCAGAAATAGAAGCTGCCCACGCTTTCATCTGCGCGATAACCGCCAAAGGCTCGTTTGCATCAACGGCGTTGCGAGTCATCGGTTCAATCTTGCCCTCCCGGTCGGATTTGAAGATTTTGCCCGGGAAAATCCACTGCGCCTGCGCCGTATTGTTCGCACCGGCGGGAGAAGTGTATGTTCCCATCAAATTCAAGTTCATGTCGTCCAAATAAGCGTTCACAACGCCTTGACAGACCCGTTGAAAGTCGGTCAACCAGTATGCAACGCCGTATCCGTGCAGGGAGTCGGGTGCATTGCGGAAACAGAAGCCCAAAAATGGCGGACGACCGAATTTATGCGTTTCGTTGAGCAGAACGTACTCTTTTTGCAAAATAACCGCGTGACGCGAGCCTGTCCAATAATCAAAGCATTCAAATTTCCTCGCCAACGGGTCGTGAGCGGTACGCTCGGTGTAATTTTCGGGATACGCCTTCTGCGGCGTAGTCGTTTGCTGAAAAACTGGGTTTCCGGTGTTTGACCCGAGCGTTTCTAATGGGTTTGTCGGTGACTGGTCCTGCATTTGCGGTGTCGTCAGCGCCACAAGTTGCTCCCGACTCGGAATATTCCAACCTTGGGTGTTACGAAGTTCATCAAGTTGGTATCCAGTCAGGTAAATGATGCGTCCAAACCAGTCCGCAACACGTGGGTCACCCCGGCGAAGGTCAGGAGCGTACCGAGCACGCCGAACAGGCACGTGTTCCAGTATCGGCATGTTAATTTCGCACGTCCCGATTGTCTTTTCCTCAATATCATCCTCGTCCGTGGGCTGCGGAACAACTACAAGAGCGCCGTTCACCACCATGGACTTGTCATGGAACCGTTGAACCTTCTTAATGATGTTCTGTTTGGTAGTTTTCCAGCCGTAGTGAGCAACACCGAGACCGTAGAACAGCCCGTCGTACGTGATTTCACGCATTTCGGTCTTAGCGGACACACCTTTGAAGCCGCACGTCTTCAATTCGGCGTTTAGGAGGGCTTGTTGAGCCTCGGCGCACGGCATCGGCGTGCCGGAAGTCGCATCAACCTTGAAAACTTGATATCCGCCGAACAAAGTCTGATTCACAACGCTGTGAATGCTGTAAAATTGCTCAGCGACGAGCGGAATTCCGAGGTGAGACCGAAATTGTTCGCTTCCTTTCCACTTCATCGGGCTAACCCACGCCTGAAGCATGATTTCTGCCATGTTCCAGCGCCCAATTAAGCCTCTCGTGGCAATAAAACTCTCGGATTCTTCACGGTTGAGGTTTGCTTCCTTCAACATTGACACATCAGAACGACGTTGGTCAATGAAAGCAACCTCCGTAGGCATTATTGGGAGGGCAGTTTCACCATACGGAATAGCACCGGGAAGGTCCAGAATTTTAATCTGACCGAGGTCGGCGAAGTGAGTGACCGCTTTGATGTCGTTTTCTGACATAAGTCTACGATTCCTTGGGCAGTAGGGGGAAATACCCCCTCACATAAGGCGCAAAAAGTCGTTTTCTCCTCATTCTGCGACCTTTATTTCCACCTGTCGTCCTCGTCGCTCCCGTAACTGCCTGCCGGGCGGCTATCGGGCTCTTCTACAGTCTGGGCGGCGTTCAGTTTGCGAAGCCAATTCATCACGGTCGGAACAGGTGGAGGCTCCTGTAACTGAAATCCAGTCGGAGCCTGAACTACTTGCCCCGCGCAGTCTGCAAAATCGTCATGACGCCCCAACTTCGGCCAGCGCACTAGCTGTTTGACAAGGTTATCGTACGCCGCTGCGTAGTCCTTGCCGCCCATATTCCTGTAAAACCACAGCCGCCCGTGCTCGTTGGGATTTGCTCCCGCCAGAAAGCCTTTGACGGTGCCGATACGGATTTTTTTAGCGTCCGCCGTACGTGAACACTTCAACCACTGGACAGGCAAGTTCTCAATGTGGCGCTTTTTCGCTTCGGATTCAATAAGCCTTTGGTATGCGTCCCAGCCATTGAACTGCTCATAGAACACATCTCGGGGTCTGTGTGTGAGTAAAACATCAACCGTGATCTTCGCTACCTCCCCGGAGTCCCAGTTTCCAAAGAGACAGTCGTAGATGAAAATCTGCCCCTGAAATAACCGACACACGAATATCACAGAAAAGTCCCGGTCTTCCTGTCCAACGTACGCCAAGTCGCCGACGACGAATGTGTATGACTGGCTATACCCCGGGATCGCGTTTATGTCAAACAGCGTTTGGGCTCCGATGAGTGCATCCGTGAATACCTGCGTCTGAGCGGCGATAGGGCGATTCTCGTACTGATTCGCAAAGAACTCCTCACCGTATTGAATCTTGAAACTTTCCAACCCGCCCAAAGTATGACCAATTGCCCGACCGTCATGCGCTCGGGTCTCAGGAAACAGAAGACCTCGATCCCCGGTCGCAACAAACCCGGGGCATTTGCACGCAAGACCCATGCACAGCGGATGAAGAATATTCGTCGCCGTGTCGTGATAGACCTGTGGATGATTGCAGTTCGCGCACGCATAACTCCAGCAATCTTGAATAGAGAATGCCCATACAGTGTGTCCTAACTGTTTCTCCTCTTCTCGGGCGTTCTCTTGAATACGCTCGTAGGTATCCCCCCACGAATACCGAGTTCCAGTCATCACGATGTAGCCTGTGGGTTCAAGCATCGGGCAGATATCTATGTAATCTTGATAGCATTTCTCCAGAGCCGGAATGCTTTTGTAGTTCGTCTCGTTCACGAGGTCATCAATGTAGATGATGTCAAAGTGAGCCCCGGCTTTGACGCACTTCGCCGTGCTGATAGAAAACGTAGGCTCGGGAAAAGTTTCATTCGTGCGGCAGGGCACTGTAAACTCGTGCTGATTGCCCATCTTGGCATTCACGTCTCCCCAGTTGTTTGACTTTTGATCCAATCGCCCCACAAAACAGAACTCAGGAAAGAGATACGCAAAGGTCTCGGTGGGATTTTCAAATATCCGCTTTATTTGTTTCAACCGCCGCATACCGAGTTCTTCGCCGCCGGTGAGGAAGCATATGCGAACGTTCGGATAGTTCAAGATGGTCTGAACGATATCAACAACAACAGCGGAAGACTTGAAAGTACCGCGAGGCCACAGAATCATCATCTTCTTGGTGAGGGATTCCAAGTCGGAGAGAACAAAACCCTCCCCGGGACGCTTCTGAACAAAGCGGCTAAATAGAATGCTGTGGGGGTTTGACTGGAAATCCCAGTCCGCAGATATCGGCACAAGTTTACCTGTCTCCGGGTGCTCAACCCAATCACTCAGGTAGAGATGGCTCTTCATGCATTTGAATCGTCCTCGGAACCACTTATCCAGTTTCTCTTCCGGGGCGCTATCGTACCATTTCCGACGCTCGGGGGGCAGAATGTTAGCGTCAAAATCTGCTCGGTATTGTGCAAGTGCGATGGGGTCTACGTAGATGTCTATCATGGTAGCTGCTCCTACCTTATCGGCTTGTGCCTGTCCTTTGACCGGTTCCCATAATGTTGGTGGAACCTGAAATCTCTCGTCCCCCGAACCAAATCGTCCCGAGGACGGATGGATTTCCACCACTCACAATGAAGGTTGAAGTGAAATTCACGCTTGTGACGGCGTTCGGATTCCCGCCGCCTAGTGTTTCAGTTGCATCGGTTGGCGAGAACGTGTAGCGTAAGAGCGTCGGCGTAACCGTATACGTGCCATCCGCAAGCCCGCTGATTGTGTACCCGCCATCCGCCGCCGAGGTCACACTACCTGAGGACGTGCCAGTGTAGGATACCGTCACACCTGCCGTTCCGACGTTTCCTGAAATTGAATCCCCGACCGCACCACCACTGAAGTTCTTCACTGTTGAGTTTGATATAGTGGGGTCGGCTTCCAATATCAATCCCGTAAGTCCACGGGTGGTGACCGAACTATCAATGCCTGACTGCAACAGGACGCCGTTCTGCCACACATACCAACCTGATCCGACAACCGCTACTTTGAAAATGTCCCCGTTGGTGACAGTTAGGGAACTCGTCCAAATTTCTCCCTCTTCGGTGTCGTTATAGAACGCCACGATGCCAGTACATGGGGCTGGACCGTTGCCATTTAAGTTGACGGCAAGATCATAGCCTGTCGGCGTGCTTCGGTCTAACGCCGTGTCCCGAACAAGCAGGTCAAAATCTGAACTTGGGTCAGCGAAGTTAACGATGGTGATTTCAGCCCAACAATCGGTCGGCCATGTGATGCCGGTATAAAATTCCCCGCTCCCGTTCGTCGGCAATATCACTTGAGGTTCGCAGGCATCACTCACGATCTGTAAGCCGTTGTCGCCAACCGTGTCCAGTTGCCATGGCGGCGATGCAAGCGGACTTTCAGGCGCTCGGTGAAATGTATCAGACGCCAGCGTTGTGAAAACCATTCCCGCTGTCGGTTGGGCGCTGATTGTCGCATGCCCGGTGATGGATGCAGAAATTGGATTCAAGGTTCCAATCAAAGCGCTGATAGTTGCATGCCCGCTGAGGGACGCGGAGATTGGATTAAGTACTACTGCTTGAAATCCGACCGACGCGATTACCCAGTCTGTACTTCCACTTTGATTCATGAATTCAGTAATACCCGTTTGCGCGGATGAGAAAAGAATGTGTTGAGCACCCATATCCCCGCTGATGGCGTTTGAAGCATCCAGTGTGTGACTGCCGTCCTGTGCGGTATACGTTATGCCTGTAAAATCGTTTGCCGTCATGGTCAGAACGATTTCATCCGTACCGACAGTGTTAAATGATGCTGTGGTGGGGGTGCTAGAACTGCTGCGGCTCGCACCAAAAGGATTCACATCAAAAACAGGAGTGCCGCCAGAAATTGGGATATCCCAAACGCCGAGCGTGTTGAAACCCGGAGTCCCAGTAGCAGTCCAAAGCACGGTAACGTGATTCGCAGCGTTGGTGCCAGTGCTAATGCAATACGCCACGACTGTCTTCCAACCAAAAGTACCTTGCAACGTTTGGACTGTGTAATTGTTGCCGCCAATGTCATCCGAAAAAGCCGCCGCCGTTACACCTGTGCCATTGATTTGAGCTATCGCAACGATCAAATCGCCCGTGGTTGTATTTATAATAGCAGTGGAGGTTTTGCTTGATGAAGGTGCTGCCCCGGCTGCGGTGAATACTGGGGAACCGAAGATACTCATGGAATCACCTTACCCTTCGGTGATTTCCAGTTCACCTATTGCAAACAACGGGGTGATACCTGCACTACCAACTGCGAGAGGAGCCGTCAACTCACCAGCCCACAGGAGAACGCCGTTCCCTGTTGCCGCCGTGCCGACTCCGACGTATGTCTCGGTTTCGGTGCCGCTGGATGAAGTCGGAAACGTAATCGCTGCGACGTTGGAAATAGTTTCACTGGTGATAGACCAGCCTGCTGTTGACCGAGCAACTGCGACACGAGCATAGGACCCGTAGGCTGCTTCGTTAGATGCCTGATTGCCCGCCGCCGTTGGGTCTGCTGTATGGAGACTGACGTATAGATTTGTCAGCGGAGACGCCGCGTTTTGAGCAAGCCCCGCAATCGCTGTGAAGACCGCCTGATAGATGGCCTCCAGAATAAATTGACTGTTGCTGTTTCCTTTTTCGCTTGCCACGGTGAGCCTCTTTAGTAGATCAACGTGCAATGAACAATGTCATCAGCGTTGTCGCCGCTCGCCAACACGAAAATTCTGTCCGCTGGGATGTTCTCGCTCGCTATCTCAATGGATGTTTGCCCAGCCGCAGAGAGTGCCGCCATATACTGCGTAGACGACAAGTTCAAATCACCGACCCAAATCGTGTCGGAAGCACTCGGGTCAATTTCAATTCGTACGGCACGATAGTGCTGGAACGGGCACGCAGCGGTTGAACCCGTATCCGATGTCGCAGCTTGCGTGACGCTCGGACCCGTGAGATAGAACCGAAACGACTTCAAAGCCGGGTTGTTGTCAATAACAGTAACGGGTCTGCCGTTTGCATATGCTCCCGCCGGTGAAGTGAACCCCCACAGTGTGACTTGCTGCCCGCCTGACGGTGGGTTAGAGATGGCAACGTTGGGTCCGTTATACCCATTCTTCGGAAATGCGGATGTGTTCAACACAACCGTGGCGATACCGGCTGCCCATGCGAAAGTTGACGCAGCAATCACCGTGCCAGAATAAACCGGTGTGATGACGGTATTGCTCGCTACGAGTGCTGGTAGAGTTCGTAAAACGCCCATTTTGACTTCTCCTGTCCGAAAAGCAATTACGGCTTCAGGACTTTTGCAGTGTCCCGACTGATTCCACCCTCGGGGCGAATCTTAGACATCACTTTGACCGAACCGCCCTTGATGGTTTTCGGAGACCCGGCAGCCGTCTTTGAGGTGCCTGTTGCTTTCTTCAGGTTTCCGGCATCAATGTGAACCGCACCCTCGGGACGCAGCTTCTGATTGTCCACGGACTTCGTCATGCCGGGACCAGAAGCAACCAAGCCTTTGATGCCCTTGAACACCATCACAGATTTCGGTCTGGGGGCTTTGTTCGCACCGCTATTGCTGGTTCCTTTAATCATGATATTGCTCCCTCTGGTTTCTCTGTAGTCGTCAAACCGCCTGAAACTGGTTGAGCAGTTGACATCGCCGCTTTAGGCTTCGGCAGCTTCGGCTTACCTGACTTCATCAGAGATTTCATCCCCGATGCCATCAAGGCATGCTTGCGGGCGTTTGCCGCTTCCTTCTCGGTAAGAACGTGTTCGCCCATCTTCAGTTTGTAAATGCCGTCATGCGTGACAGGTCCGCCGCCATGCATTATCTCGGCTTTCACGAAGTCGCTGGGTGTCAGCCCGCCCCCCATCTTGCTACCCGCAGCCTGCAAGGTGCTACCGGCTTTCTTGAGACCGCTCTCGGCAGGTTTTGACGCTGACTTTCTCGCAGCAGCCGCAGCCGCAGAGCCGGTCGTGTCCGGTTGGTCGGTAGCCGATGAAACGCTAGACCCCGGTGTATATGTGTCACCCATTTTCGTTGCCTCTCCAACCGATTTGATG